GCTTAAATGCCCCGCTATGCCCTAGCTTGCGCAGTCCTAGCTTCTCGTATGCGACGTTCCAGTAAACGGCCTTCTGGATTCCATTGTGTCCAAGCCTGCCCATACTACCCCACTTATGGAACGGCAACCATGAAGCGGCGCGAACGATCCAGTCGGACTTGGTATGGAACACGAGGACTCCCGATACGATTGGCGACTGGCTTGCGTCTCGATCGAGTGCGGGATTCAGAAACATGCAGCGAACTTTGAAGGTCGGATCCATCTGTGCCAAAAGCCAGCAAGCCATCGTAATAACCGCACACCCGTTGCTATGACCTACGATCACGTCATCGGGACGTATAGCGCTGGCTAGGCGATCTGCTCGATTGCCGTTGCCAAAGCGCACACTAAGCAGGTCACGGAAGATTCCACGGCTCCAGCGGCTATCATGCTCAAGCACAGAAAAGCCCCGATCCTCAAATGAAGAACGGAGCTTGTCGAGTGTTGAAGCGCCACCGTCGCTGACGTTGAAGCCGTGGACTAGGTGAGCTGTCGGCATTACTCAGTTGCCCTTAGTAGCGGTAAGCCAGCACGAGCACGGTCGAAGTCACTAGATGGACTCGGGCTAGGTTGACCCTCAAGCACTGACGTAGCGTTATTGCCAAGAGCCTGCACTGCTACGCTAAGAGCTTGCGCTTGCGCTAACGATGCTTGAGCTGTTACGGACTCACGCTCAGCCTGCGCCCGTGCTGCACTGGATGCTTCAGCTCGGAACTCGACTTGCTCAAGGATGCCAGTTTCGGGATGAGTGGAGGTTCGCTTGTAGAGAACGTCCTTTTCCGAGCTGTAGTCGAGCTGTGGAATGCCACTGGCATTAGCGGTGATACCAAGCTCGGTCTTGATTGGTCGCGGCGTTCCCACGCAGCCAGAGGCCAGCGCTAAGGCTAGCAGGGATAGGAGGAGTGTTATTAGTTTCATGGTTTTATTTATGGTTTACTGGAGAGGGAATCCCGCCAGTCTGGAGAGGTCGTCGTAAATAGGCCACGGGTCGCCGCGCCCAACTGATTTTCTCAATGCCTCATAATGAGACTTCTTGAACGGAGATGTATCGGCTTGTAGCGCTTGGAGAATCACGAAAATCTCGTCTACTTTGTCCTGCAACGGTTGCCTCTCCCGCGCTACCGAAGCAAGAAGATTGGCTTCGGATTCTAACTGCCAAGCTCGGATGTTTCCACTAACTCCCCAGACCGCGAACGCAGAGAGTCCAGCTAAGCAAGCAATAGTAAAACTTACAACCAGAACGGTTGGTATATGCGATTTTGATAGATCAGTATTTTGGGTCATTTTAGTGTCTCCAGTATTCGGTGCCTGTGAATTGTTTGACAAGCTCGGCTCCGAGCACCTGTAAGGAGTCGTTTTGAATTGGTTTCACTTCCTTGCGGATTGAGTGCAGCGGTAGGCCGTTACTATTTCACGCACTATCTTTTGATGCTCTTGATCCTTCCGCTCTAAGTGCGCAATCAGCATAGGAAAGAACTTGAGCAGCAGCAGGACAACCACCCCAGCCATGCCAGCTTGAATTGCCAAGCTATGCCAGCTACCAGCAGCAGGCTGAACTTGACCGATGAACGAGGAGAAGGCAAAGAACCCGCTTGCGATGTAAGGTAGTGAGTTTGTCATTGTGTTTGTTTACAATTTAGCAGGGTCAATCAGTGCCGCTGCAATGAACAACTCATCAAGTTCTGTGGGGGAAAAACCCGCAAGTCCCCCAAGTGTGTTGACCATACTTGCAGACCGAACAAAGAAATCAGAATCACTCACAAGGATATTTGCAACTTCCTTTGACTCATCTGGTAACTGGTCTAGGATTGCTGAAAGGTCCACACCTTTCAAAACTAAGGCAATTTTTAGCTGTGCTTTTGTGACACGTTCTGGGACAACAACAGGCGGAACAAAACCCAAAGCCGCGTTCAACTGTGCATCCGAAAGAGTCAAAGTGTGCTCAGTGTCAACGACTGGGTTGCCCTCGGCGTCCGGTTCATTGGCCATGCTGAATGTCAGCGTGTTGGTCTCGGCGTCCCATAGCAAGTCAATCGCCTCCATTGGGATCTCGACACCATCCGGCAAAGGTGACAAACGCTCATTGCCTCGGGCGCTTATCAAAACAAAGCCCTGTGGTGTAACTGTTTTAATGCTTAAATTTTTCATTATGAGTTAAGTTTTTTAAAGTTCGCCCGCACATCGATGTTTGTGGCCCCTGAAGATGTTGCTGTGCGGAGGCGTTGATCATTGGCAATCTGCGCGGCAGTGGTCGCGGCTGAGATCGAGCCGTCAGCTGCTAATGCAACGCCTGAGTGTAGGCCATTGTGATTGGATCCGTCGCTCCGCTGGATGATCGTGCCAGAGGAAGTCTCACCCCCCTGATCGATGATCTGGAGGGAATCGATCACACAGTCCGCCGGGATTAAATCCACCGATGCGGACCCTACAAAATCGTTTGAGCTGGCATCGAGGCCGAATCCCCGAATGTGGCCTGCATCTTTTGGTATTAGGTGTTGTGTGCCTGTCGCCGATAAAATCGCGTCGTTGTGATTTGTGGATGCGTCGTGAAGTTGTAGGCCTATACCTTCGTCCATTGGGAGGTGGAGAGATGCGCCGATGCGTGTTATTGTCATGCTGTCAATATACATCGTGCCGTTGTTGATTCTTACCAGTGGATTTCCTGGGTTCCCAACTCCCGTCTTCCATTTAAAACTTACTTTTGTCCAAGCGTCCTTAGCAGTGACATCCCCTGAAAAATTAGTTTGGGGTTTGATTTCCATCGCGAAAGAGTTTGTCACATTGAAATTAGGATCCCCAGTTTTTATGTAAAACCACAACTCGCAAACAAAGGTGTAAGCCGCATTAGCCCCAGCTGATGAAATTTGAAACCCGTGGTTCCCTGTCGTGACAATCTTTGCACAAAAATCTCCTGCTTGAGCTCCGCCAATACTATCAGCATCACCAGCACCATCGTAGTTAGTGTGAGTCCCATTAAAGGCGGACGTATTAAGTAACGCTTGCGCTGTGCTCGCTGTTTCCCCATTTTCAAAATCCTCAATTCCTGTGGCTCCCCACTTGTAATCAGGGTTAGAAGCAAGCCAACCGCTGACCCCTTGCGCGTAAATCTCCGCCGCTTGGGTTGCTGTCAATGCGGTGTTGAAAGCGGACACGCCGCCAAGTTCCCCGGAGATGTAACCTGTCCAAAAAAACAATCCTAAGTCAGATGGGGGAAACGAGAATGTGTACGAAACTGTTTTCTCCTCGGCTAATACACCATTTTCAAACATGAAAATTTTAGAAGAGGCCGCGTCATAACCGACGATAATTGTTATACCGGCAGCTGGGTCTTTCGTACCTACCAGAGTCACATCGCCCTCGCTAGAACCAAATCGGAATTGTGTTGTGCCTGAAATCCGAGCGAGCCTTAGATATGGCACGCTCAGGCTGTTCCTGAAAAAATTATTTGCATTGAAACTAACAGATTCAAAAACCATAGAAAAACTTTTGTCATTGGCACAGCCGGGAAACCTAACACTAACTTTTCCTGAAGTTCCGTCGAAAGCCACACCGCCCGCAAATGCTTTGTGGTTCAGTTGTCGTGCTGGAATTGCTACTGCTGCTGCTGCACTCGCTGCTGATGCTGCTGCATCGATCCCGGTCAGCACCACGTCAGCATTAGTAGCAACCACGTCAGCATTAGTAGCAACCACATCAGCATTAGTCAGCACCACGTCAGCATTAGTAGCAACCACGTCAGCATTAGTAGCAACCACGTCCAGCCCTGTCAGCACCACATCAGCATTAGTCAGCACCACGTCAGCCGCTGCTTTAGCCGCATGATGGAGCGCTGAGAACTCAGTGGAACCATCTCCACCCGCAGCGACACTCACAGGCGAATCCTCCGCTTTATTCGCCCACTCCTCAGCATAGCCAGCTGCACCCAGTATAGCACTACCATCGATGATAATCGCTATATCCCCAGATGCCAGATCAGCCACGATACTATCAGAAGTGTGAGCAGTCAGAGCACGAAAAACAGAAGCAGTCGATGAGACTCTGAAAATGTCGTATTTGCTATAATTAGCAGCTGTTACCCATTCACCACGCCAGTTGCCTAGCTCCATAGTAAGTGTTAATGCGCCGTTCTCATCGAAGCGAATCAGCTTTCCAATCCTAGCTGCTGCATCTGGTAACACAAGTGCCGTGCCATCGCTCAAGCTAGACTTCAAGCAGCGAGCAAGCTCTTCGTCTGTCTCCTGCAAGATACGAGTGATCTTGTCCAGCGCCTCGCCAATATCTGCAACGAAGAATTTACCATTCGTGCGCAAGGTAAGAAGCTGGCTTTTCGCTGTATTGCGGACGATTGAAATGCGCTCGCCTGCGGTTGCTCCAACCATTGTGACTGTGCCACCAGAAGCATCACCTGCGCCTGCAACCGTGTAATGATTCGTGAGCGCAAGCACGCCACGAGCATCGCTCACGACGAGCAATTCGCCGTCAATAGAAAACGGGTAAGCAAAGGGTATGCTGTCCGTTGAAGTGGATAATGTTGCGTCCACTCGTGGTGTTTGTTCGGGAAGGCTCATGCTTTTTAATTAGGTTGGAATGTGGCTATAGTCCACGGTTAAGGGTTAGGGCATTTGCACGCCCATCTCTCTCATACGCCTACGGGTTTCCTTGCGCTCCTCTTCGCGTTGACGCTGTTCACCGCCGCCTGCGTGCCAGTAATACATGGAACCAACGAACGGAACAGAACGCCATACTTCAGCGTTGCCTATCGACCAATCCGAATCACCAGTGACGATTGAACTGGAATCTCGGTATATTTGCTGAAACCACGGAACAGGGAAAGACGTAAGCATTGCAAGCGACAACACTGGATTCTTGTGCCGCTGAAAATCGTAGTAAAGGAATCGGTTGACTCCTAATATCTTGATGGCAGATGCCGCCAAGGTGTCATCTACTTTCGGCTCTTTGCCAGACAGCGTATCGCGAATGAAATCCACGGTTGCCCCGCCGACAAACCAAAGCATATAGAGCCACATCAGCTTGCGCATTCCGTCGCGGAATAATTTGTAGTCTCGCTTTTCAACTCCAAGTTTCATTTCGCGAATCCCTTCACGCCGCATAATGTCGAATCTCTTCAACATGAATGTCTTTAGCATGTAGAAGATTCGGAGGTTCGGGTGCTTTGCATAGCCCTCTGGCATCTCGCTGTAATCTAGCGGCTGGAAGTCCAGAAGGATATTCCAACCAAGCAGAACCACGTCTTCAGATTTTACGTTGTCGATCAAGTCTTGCTTGAGCTGTGCGATCCGCGCTGCGTCACCTCCGAAGTATTCCGTAAGCCTGCGCTCCTGTGTGTCCGTAAGGCGACCACGTTGCGCTGAGTCGCGATATGCACGTATGCCAGAGTTCACTTGAGTGTTCGCCCCTCCTCGACCAAAGAAGGCAACTCCCGACTTCTTCATGCCCCAGTCCATAAAGCGAGCCATACCTTTTTTCGCGTCGTCGTAATCTTGGCTGAACGACTCTTGCCCAAAGTCTCGAACCATTGACATTTCATCCTTATCGAAAAGGCTCGCGAAGTAACGAAGGTTTCCAAATCCACGACCCGTAAATACCGCTGTCGATATGTCCTCGATCTGAATCATTGCCACCTCGAACTTCATCATCGTTGCGATGTAGCCAAGCGAGCGTAACACTTGCAGTCCTTTTTGCATTGCCCCGTTCGTGTGCATTGCTTCCAAGATCGTTTGAACTTCGGCCTGCTCTGCGCCAACGAGTTCACCCTTCGCCACCAAGTCAGCGACCACGGATGCGGCTGACTTCTCGACGTTAACCTTCTTTGTTCCGTTCACGTCTTCGACGATAGCGGACTGTCCGAAAAACTTCTTCTTCTCAACGTCATCAACTACTCGGTTTATGTATCTGTCAACAGCCTCGAATGGCGTAGAATAGAACTCGTCGAACTGGCTTTGCTCAAGTGTTTCAATTGATCGAGCCTTGAAGTTTGGTGGAATGCCAGAACCTTTGTAAGTGCCAGCTAGAATTTGACCGATTATCTTTTCCTTGTCAGCGTCCGTAAGCGTGTGTCCACGAGCAGATGCTTCTAGCTTTGCGGATTCAATCGCCGTGTCGAAGATACCTTTAACTTCCATGCCGAACTCAGCAAGTAAGCCGTCGCGATCTTGCAACCAGCGAGGCCAGTAATTATCGCGCTTTGGTATCTCGTATCCAGATGCAATTGCGTATCTACGGATTTCATCCAGCACGATTCGGGTCTGACGGATCGCCTCCGCTAGTCCATCGACCTTATCCATGATGAGCATTGCCTGCTCTTGGTCTCCGTTCGCTAGGTGCAAGCCCAGCGCTTTACGGTCAGCTTTGTCGAGTTGACGGTATAGGTCACGAGCTGGCTGAACTCGATCACTGTAACGCATCTTGCGCTGACTTACGTTCAATCTGTATTCGCGCATTCGGCTGAAGATGCGAACATGCACATTGCGGAGCCGTGAACCCATCGACAAGCCGTTGCGTGCGTAAAGCCATCCTAAGAGTCCTCTCTCGCTGAAATCGCCTTTAAGCTGTTCTTGGTTTTTCCGCTGGCGTGCCTGCTCTTCTGCGAAGTATGGCATATCCAGTTTTTCGCGTTGCTCATTTGACTCGCGCTCTGCGGCTTCCATTCGGACGACTTCAGCGCTGCCACCGTGGTGAGCGTTGAACACTTCATCGGAGACTGTAATCTGCAATGTCGGCTCTTGCGGAAGTGATTGTGACATGACAACACCAGCGCCTCCAACAGCTCGTGGCAATACCCCTGCTTCAAGTGACTCTGCAATCTCTCGATACTGCTCAAAAGTAAATGACATCGGAGACTCGCCAGACTCACCAGTTTTTACATTCTCAGGGGTGTCCAAATCGAATAGCGACTCTTGGCCTGCCAGCTTACCGAACTCAAGCGCTACAGCTCTATTCGCAGCGGGAACCACCACATTCAAGTCAATTAAAATGTCTGCCGAGTCGGGAAACTTGTATAGCCCGATCTTGGATGCGTTGCTAAAGATGACCTCACGGTTAGACTCCAAGAACGATTGAACCATTGCTGGGGTGATTGTCCACGAGTTTGTGTTCACGGAGTTGACGGTTATTACAAGGCCACCACCTTCGTAGTTTGTTCCGTCAACATTGAGCGTTGCGCCGTCCTCGTCTTTTCGTGGAACCACTTTCAATCGGTCTAGTTGCTCTTGCACACGAGACGTAAAGCTCGCGGCCTTTCCTTCGCGGTAAGCCTTAATATCACTCCACCATTCAGAGGTAAGACTTTCGCCTGTAGGTATGCGGTGAAAGATTGCAGCCGCCTCACGACCCTTTACCACGTAACCCAGATACCCTGCGTCAATGATTTTGCGTTCAGCTATCAATCCAGCAGCACGGCTGTCGAATGGAGCATACTTAGTTTTGCGTTGGCGAACGTCCAAGGCCGCTTTTGATCGGAACTCTTCTGGGTCATTCTCGAAGTCGTAAAGCAATCCCTCTTCGATCTTCATTGCGTAAAAGTTGTCTGGAAGATTCGGCTCTTTTTCATAGTCGTCAGTTCCAATGTAAATGCGATCCATGAACAGGTCTGGATACTCCTGCTTTAGCCGCTTCTCCGTCCCGTTGATACCGCTTCCGTGGAAGTTAGGATCAAGGTAATCAAGGCCAGCGACTCGGCTGAAATGAACCATTGGAACAACTTGAAATGTCGGTTGCCCCTGCTGCACGGAATCGCGCATTGCGTCGGTGATGGTGACGCGATGGATGGGGGCGGTTACTGCGCCTTGATTGGCCGCTCGATAACCTTCTGACCATTTCATGCCACGCTGTCTCATTACAACCATTGCGTCAGACTCAGAATTATAAACATCGTCAACGACTTGATTGCCTTTACTGTCAACAACAGACCAGCCGCCTACTTGTTCTTCAATAACACCAGCCTCGACCTTCGGCTTGTTCTTTGAATCAAGCTTCTTGAGGTATCCATTTACATCGTTGACCATCATACGGTCGTAGAACCCCTTCATGCCTTCGCCGCCGACTTTGAGTCCGTTTCCTTCTATCTTTTTGGTTTCCCCTTCAACTGCTGTATCGACGATCTTCTGCGCAAGCTCCTTGCCTATAGTGTCCGACAGTTCGGATACTGTAGCCTTATGGTTGTAATAGATCGATTGGCGACTCTGACCATTCACCCCAACAGTGTAATTTTCTCCGTTCTTCTTATATTCGATAGACTCAACCTGCTTACTCAAGTCATACCGACCCGCTTGCGTCTCGCCCGTAGTCCAGCCGATCCATGACTTGCCAGATGCTACGGCATCACGCAGAGCACGCTTGAACATTTGGATATGCCAGTCTTTGCGAAATGGCGCATCAGCGATGAGGTCTTGCACGGAAGTTTTTGGTTTCCATGCCTCCATTCGGCGAATGAATTCTTCGCGGCTTATTTCCCCCGCGTCGTGCGCCCTGTAAATCTCATCGCGTGTTGCTAAGGCTTCTTCAGCGGAAATTTCCGGTGTGTCGCCACGATAACCGCTCTTCCTTGCCGTCTGATGGCGATCCGATTGCAGCTCCTCGATGAACAGACCGCCATCGCGCTCATTTAATCGCATATGTGCGACGTAGTTCGGAATGTCAGCGAAGTGCGAGGATGTGTATTCGCTTGAACGCTTCTGCCTTGATTCCGCAAGCCGCTCATTGTGAGCGATTACATCATCCAAAGTAGCAAACTCAGTATATTCGTCCAATGTGGATCTTGCTGTCCCTGCTTCTGGATTGAAATCAACCCGTTGGACTCCGATACCATCCTTGACTCCAGCAACCTTGACCCCACTGGACAGGAGGGTTTTAGCTTTCTCAGCATCGAACGTCACAAGACCCTTAGTAACCACTGGCATGGTCAGCACGACCTCGCGGTAGTTCTCGCCGTTCGGCAGCACGTATCTGCTGTATCGGGTATCCGTCGCGTTGCCAGTTCCGTAGAACACATTCATCGCAACCGTCTCTGCCCAGTCTTCACGTTGCACGATTTGAGGGTCGAGTGCCTTTAGTTGGTCAAATGCCTCGCGGTCGTTCTCGATTCGTAGCGCTAGCGCATCGTCGGCTTCGCCTTGCCACTCTTTGCCTAGCTCAATAACACGAGGGACAGCGAATGGGCTATCGTAGTCGATCTTCAAGTTGCCGTTGCCACGAGTCACCTCCTCGAACTTCACACGTCCTACATCACGCAGATACGCCATCAAGTCATCCTTAGCGACTTTGCCTTTCGAGTCCTTGTTGTCGTCGAGCCACTGCTCAATCCCGCTCCACTTCACCTCGTCGGCTTTGATGCCGTGCTTCGGGTCTAGTAGTCCCTTGATTTGCTGTGCGGTTGCGGCCTTGCCTTGAATCTTTGCGTCCAGCGTGCGTTCAAGCTGGCTGTAGAATGCAGACTCTTCGGCGTTGCGTGTGACTTGGAATGTTGCGTCAGACATTGGCGCTGCCCTTCCCTCTTCCCATGTCCACGAAGGCATCAGCCCTGTCTTCTGATCTGCAAAGATAGTGTCTTCGACCTTAGCGGTCTGATTGTGATCTCCGTGCTTGCCAAAGTTTAGCCACGAGTTCTGTCCACGAGTTTCGCTTGTCATCGCTCCTACGGCTGAACCTTGGAATAAGCGGATGTGTGCCTGCCATGCGTTCTCCTCGCCTCGTGCGCGGAACCCAGAGCCCTCTAAGCCATGACCGAAAGCATCATGCACTGCGCGGAATAGATCGTTTGCCAAGACCCTACGCTTCTTGCCCTCACTCGATCCGTAAGCCCATTCAATGCCCGTATCTAGCATTAGCGGATTGTCGGATACGTCCAACTCTGAATCACCAGAACCGAAGCCTGCTTCAGTAGGATAGACTCCCATCGACTTGTTCGCTCGCAAGTCACGCATCGCGTTGTATGGCGAGTCTCCGTAACCTTTGTCGTTGGATGGATCAATGAACCAGAAGTCAAAGCCAGCGGCTTCTAGTGCTCGGTATTGATCCATTGTCTGCTGGATCAAATCGTCATACGCTTCACGGACTATTGGATCGCTTGGCGCGTGCTCCATTTCCTCGTATGCCTGCGCAATCCGTACTGCTCTATCAACGTCAACTTTGACGTATTCAGCCTGCCGCTTTACGTCAATTCCTATACTTCTTGCGTAGTCTTCTGCGACTTTGACGAGGGCTTCGTTTGGCCCTGTTGCGCCTTCGATTTTTGGAGTGCCTTGAAGCGCCGTAAGCTGCCCACTCGTAGGCCGTCCGCTTCCGTCTCCTCTCGATTGTGATCTATTTGATTGGTCTGTTTCATAAATATCGTATCCAGCAGCTCGAAGCGCTGCTTCATCTTTCATAGTGAAGTCACTCGGCATTCCAAGCAATTTCCGCATAGCACCTTCCATGTCTTGCGGAAGGTTTCCGTTTCGACGCATCTTCACCATTAGCTCTGCTTTGTCCCAGATGACCTTGGCGAAGCGACGAACTAGAGCCATGAAGCCTTTTAGCTCGTCTGGGAATAGAGCACGCTCTGCGGCCTTGTCATTCATCGCGTAGGTCGATGTGACGTAATCAATCGTGCGACTAGAAAACCATTCGATTAGTCCGCTGTCAGACTTGTTGTAGCCTTCGCCGCCATCGTTACCTGTCTCGGCTTCCCATTGCTCGCGCCAGCTCATCACCATGCTGCGGACTGCTGGGGATAGCGTGCCAGCTTCAGCGCCGTCTGCGATAGACAGAAGCTTCAGATACGACTCGGAAACTTCCTCGATAGGAGCCAGCGGTGAAGCTTTATTTGAAATGCGATTCACCGCTTTGCCGATCTTTGTGAAGACAGCCTGCGGACTCTTACCAAGCACTGCAATTCGCGCTACGTGATCCGCTGCACTTACCTCGCCACGACTACTCGAAGTCAACCCAGAGAGCCATGCGATCAGCTCAACGCCTTCTAGGGATGCTGTAGAGGTTCCCGCTACGCTCATGTTGTCGAGAACTTGATCGTCAGTCATGCCTTGCGTGATCTTTGGAGCTGAAGATCGCGCAGTAGAGACGGCTTGATCTCGTGTCATTTCACCAATGTCAACCATCGCTCGAAGGCTTTGATTCTTTACGACATCAGCAGATTGTCCACCGTGCAGGCCGATTAAATAATCAAGTGTGGACTTGGTAGCACCCGCTAGTTCATCAAGCTTAGTTTGTTGCCACTCCCATGCGGCATTATTCGCGGCATCTTTCGTGTCAAATTCACCGATAGGCTCACTCGTGATAGGGTCAATTAAAAGGTGTTTGCCACCCTTCTCGGATTGAGCAGGCGCTTCGACTCGACCTGCTGGGATTCTTCCACCATCAGAGGAAGCTGGAAGGTCAACCATGACTGGAACAACGTATGTTCCTTTTGGCGCTTTAGCTTCGACTGCTTCATTGTGTTCGCGAACTGCTGCAAGCATAGGAGTTGCTTGCTGAAGGGCTTTAACCTGCTCTGCTGTCGTCGCATTCTCAAGGTCGATAGCAGTGCTACCAGAGAACTCGTCAAACACGTAGGTCGAACCTTTGTGCGTGAATACAACTTGATCCGTATCGTGTCGGTTGCCTGCTACAATCTCTGTGTCGGGGATTGCTTCGAGCATACTGTCCTTGTAGGTGTCGTATGCTGCCTTGTCGCCGTTTGCCGCCTTTAGAATGGTGTCGCCTATGCCAGCGCTTTCACCCATTTGTCGAAGCTCTTTATCGCTACGAACTCTGCGCAACGATCCGCTCATTTCCTTAAAGCCGAAAGGAGTTCCGTCTTTAGCCATGAAATCGTGTTGAAGCTCAGCTTTGACATCTTGGTTGCCCTTGAATGTCACGGCTCCACCCATAACAAATCCCGCGATACCTCCGTAGAAGGCATCTACCCCACGAGCTTTAACAAACTCTTCAAGGGTCATGTCAAAGTCATCGTCAATAAACATATTCCGAAACTCCTCAGCCGCTCCCTGTAGAGGTTCTTCAACGGCTTCTTCTAAGCCAGACATTCCAGCGGCCTTTAATACTGCCTTTAAATTCTCAACTTTCCCCATGTAAGCAACAGTCTCGCGAACACTCTTGTTTTTAAACATAGAGAAAACTTTATCTGCCGCTCGATTCACACCTAGCATACGTTCAATCGCAATTTGAACTGCCGTAAGAAATGCTCGGGAACCGTAGTTCTTTTTCGGATCGAAGACTTCGCCCTTTGCCTCTACCATTTCTTTTTCAGCTTGCCTTACATACTCATACATTGTTGCCGCTCCGAGCGGAGACGTAGCTGGATTCATCAATGAAATAATCATTGGCAATGACTCGGAAATCACAGTAGTTGCTTTGCCTACGATAGACCTTCTGACGTTTTCACCGATGTATTCTAAGTCGCCATATTCTTTATCTATTTCGACTATCCAATCGCCAATCTTGCTGGCCTCTTCCCCATACTCTTTAACCCAATTCCCCGTTCGTGCAGTGAAATCAAGCGACCCTCCTACAATGCCTTCCTTACTTCGCGCTACGATCTCCTCAACCTTAGCAGTAAGCTTGCCTCGAAACTCTTCCTCGACGGCGTTCTGGGACGCTGACACATCTTCAAAAGTAGATACAGACATGTCTCCACCGAGCAAAGATTTTACGATGCCAGTTGTTGCCTCTTCGCTTGTAGCATTCCGTAATTTCTCACGGTAATCCATGAGTTCGATCCGATCTTCGTCGGTCATTTCTAGGCTGTAGGCAAGTGACTCTGCGCCCCTTTCAATGAAGTCTCCAACAACTTGGCTAGTGTCACCAATGGCGTGTTCTGTTCCAGCGGCAAGTTGACGGGTTCCCCTGCCTAAACCTTCGGCAGCTAGCGAAGGGACATCCCATGCGTATCGCGCTTTGTCTAAGACGGGAGTTTTGCTTTTAATAGGCCGCTTCCCTTGCATCTCAGCATACCTCTTCCCGATCTCTGCATAAACTTTGCTTAGATCAGAACTATCGAAGTTTTGCCTTGCGAAGCCGTCAAAGTTGTCCATCACGAATTGGTAACGATTAACATTTCCGAACGCACGCTTAGCAAGCCACATAGAGGCGTGCCGCTTGTCCATCTCGGAATCGCGTGTCTCTGGGTCTTGAAGATCATAAAACTCCCTACCCTTCTGAGAGAGTGTATTGAATCGGTTATCACCAGAGGTGAAGTAGTCTTGAAGTTGGTCAGCCATAATTACTTATACATGATAGTGTCGAGGGCTTCTTGCGTAGCCTTTGACATGTGGTCATTCCATAAAGCAGGAACGTCCGTCTTGATGAATTTCTCGGCATCTTTTTCGTCTAGCCCTTTGAGCGATTGCTCAAGCTCATCCATCGCTTCGACGAAACCTAAAAACGGCTCACTGCTTCGGCCTTCGCCTAGACCCTCAATAATCAGATCAGCCTCACGAATGTATCGGGATACTAGCGACTCTTGAATCTTCTGCTTGAAAGCTGGAATGTCTGGATCGACAAAGAACCCCTTCATTCCGTTTCCGCGAATCTCGTCTCTGCCAGCTCGCAGTTCTTCAACTGACAACATGCGGCGAACTAGAGCCATTTGCGCCGACTCAGAAAGCCCAGCCGACTCAATGCTTTTCCATAGCTTTTTGCGAGCTGACTCTTTCATACCTAAATGATTTTCATCTTCGAGATATAGTGATTGCTCTTCGACTATTTGAAACTGCAACTGCATGAACTCTGCGCTAGACATTCCAAGCTTTCCCACGTCTCCGATCCTAATGTCTTCTAGCGACTCGCGAACATCAATTGGAAGGTTCGGGTCTAGCTGCATAATGTCTTCTTTGTAGTAAGTCTTGATAGCCTTGCGCTGGCCTCTGACGCTTGAAACTTCAAGACGTGAAATCTTTGAATCAATCTCCTCAATCGACTGGCGACGTGCTCCAATACTTAAACCTCCAGCAGCAACGTCCTGCCCATTGTGATTGATCGTGTATTCGTAAGCCGAATGGCGACCATCATCACCTTTAGCCTCAAGCTCTTCCTTGAGCATTTCGAGCTGCTCAATGTCCGTAGAATTGTAAGCTGACTGAATCCGGCTTCCCACCTCAAATGATACTCCCTCAGAGAAGATAGTTTCCATCTTGTCGTGAAGCTCGGCATCGCTTACAGACATCTTCTTGAGCGCGTCAAATGCTGCCTGCGGATTGCCTGCACGTCGCATTGCTTCGGCCTGATTGAAGAACACAGCATTCGCGTTCTGGACTTCCATTTGCGTAACCTTGCCGTTGACCCCAATCTTGGTTCGCTCAGCTTGGTGTGCGTATTTTTGATTCAGCAATTGGTATGCTTCGCCGTCAACCTTCTTTCGATCTACGCCATCCCAGACTCGGCCTAATCGTTCGTCGGCAAACGTGCGAATACTGTCTGGGTCTTGCTGGTTTTTTAAGGCGTATTCGTCGATCTCACCATTCGCTCGCATCATCTCTAAGTCGAGCTGTGACTCTGCGGCATCGTTGAGTAGCTTCTGGCGCTTCTCAGCAAACATATGAAACGTCTTTCCAGTCTCAGCAATAGCCCCGCCTGCCCCGACCAGTGCGCGGTAAGGCGCGGTTCCCGTCGATGGATCAACCTGCTGGTATCCAGTGGCGCTCTTAACGTCAGAAGTTTTAGGTAATGGGATATTTGCCATGCTAGAGTTTCATTCTTGCTAATTGATTGGCTCCACCGAGAAGCGTAGTTCCCACTGCAAGCGGTGCAGCGCGACGAATTGATTTCGATTGGTAACGATTCACTGCGCCCTGCTGCATGAGCGCCTGCGCTCTGGACTCCCCAGCATAGGCGGTATCCAGTGCGGCCAGTTCAAGGTCGGCTGCTGTCTGACTCATTACGGATAGCGGTGTGCCAGTCGATGTGATCCCAGATTTAGCGTATACTGCCCTCTGGCGCTTCTTGAAGCGGTCGTTCTCCTTGCGCTGGCGGCTTACCCTCTCAGAAGTTTCTAGGCGCGTCTGCTCGGCCTGAGACTCTGCAACTTGAGCGTTATATTTGGACATATCGCTCTGCTGCTGCATAGATTGATACGTCCCGTAAGCCGAAACTGCTGTTCCGACTACGGTAAGGATTGGAGCTAAAACTGCTGCGAATGCCATACGATTAACCTTTTAAAAGAATTTCCACGCCTTTAGACGCAATTTCAAAACCATGCAGCTTCATTAGTTTAGAGATAGATGGAATTGCGGACATCGAAACCATTACGCCGTAACCAAGGTTTTCGCCGTGGTCAGTAAGGTATCGAATACAATGGTTCAGTCCGTCGAACTTTTCCATAGAGCGAGCAGCGGGATTTACAATCATCCACGACATAAATGAAACTGGAACGCTATTGTCGAGATACAGCCAAGCTGCTGCACAGAGAACGCCATCCTCGTTAACTGCAATGCAACCTGTCTTTGGTAGCGCTGCATGTGGAATCGACATTGCTTCGTGAGCTATCCACCACGCTTCAATGGTTGCATGGTTGCATTCTTCGTATGGTTTAAGTTGCATCATATTATTCGCCCGTAACATCGTAGTGAATTATCAATCCAGCAAGAGTGAATGGCAGTGGCGCGTCGTGCTTTAAGATAAGAATCGGGTCACGCTCGTGTCCTGTGTTCATTATCAACTCGACCTCACCATTGAATAGCTGAGGTGGTAATGACTGGTCTTGATTGCCCCCTCGAAACGTCACGTCTCGATACTTTATAGCCCCATCAGCGCTCTTCGATCCGTCGCTATACTTCAGTCCTATCGTGTCGATCAAGTCAGCATAGACGGAACTCATAACCTTCGTGTAGCCAGTTGACGAACCGACTACGCTATCAGCATTAATCTGAAGCGGTTGAACGAATACTTCATATTTCAAGCCGACAAAGACGGTCGAGAATAAACTATCGAAAACGATTGCCCCATTCGTCACGGTTAAACCTTGAACGTGATAGCCATCAGCCAGCACTTCTACGGCCTCTCCCTCAAGATGCCATAGCCCTCGAATCGTCAAGTCAGAGTTTTGATCGTAGTATTTAGAGCAATCAACGAAGCGCTTTTTAGAATCCGATTCGGGAACTGTCGTAGAAGTTTTAAGTTTTGATAGGAAGTCTTCTAAGCTATTGAAATTAAAGCCTCCCGTTTGATCCGACAAGAACTGGTATCCAGCGTTACTGACGGTTCCAAAATGGAATACAGCGTCAATCGAGTTAAGTGCGCTCAATGCTTGAGATTGCGTAGCTCCCCTTTCGTGGCTCGATTCGTCAGTAAACATAAGCACTTCGTGTGCGTATCGTTCGTTCCATGAGTATGAATTACAAGCCTGCACGATTGATCCGTAGCCATTCTCTGGGCCATCTCCACCACCACTTGTGCTAATTCCCTCTAAAGCAATCTTAAATGAGGTATAACTCGTGAAGTCGAGGTTCGGCTCGAACACTGGACTGTCATCTTCATCTTTAAATCCGATCAAAGCAAATTGAACGTCTCGATAAGCTGAACCGTAAACAGATGCTATCTGGTCAGCTAACTCAAGAATGTCGTCAATAATCCCCCTCATGCTTAAAGTCGTATCAACGCAGAATGCTATTTGAGCGTCCTGCTTAATGCTGCGGTCATCGAGCGATAACGAAGGATTGTAGTCTCCAGACATTCGTTCGAGGAAGCGGCGCGTGACTCCAGATATAGTGCGATTGGTTGCAACCCATACCTCGTCATCTTGCGATCCGTAGATAACTTCTACGCCCTCAAAGTCTCCGTCTGTATCATGCGGATTCCATGCGTAGACATTTTGATCTCGCTCGTATGTAAACGACAAAAGCTTACCGTCTCCAGTGCAGCACCATACTATGGGGTCTGGCGTTGGCTGATAAGCGATAGACCGCAATCCACCTGCTGTTAAATGATCGCTGAACTCTTGCATGTCGAGCGCGTGAAACTTGTCTCTCTCAATACTGAAAGACAGCGCACGGAGGCTCTGAGAGCTTCCACGCTGCACATACATCACAACATCATCAACCGTCTCTGGACGGATTGCTTGAGAGCCTTTGTTCTCCTGTCTACGGGCGACGATGTTTGTAGGAGAGATTACAGAGTTCAAATCAGTTCCCGCTAGCGTCCACTCACTCCCAGAAGTGCCGATCATGAGCTTATCTTGGTCAACCATCCAGAGAATGTCATTTCGCTCTTTAGAATCCAGTTCAATGAATAGTGCGCTTGTGTCGTCAGTTCCAAGTTGAAAGCTGTCGAAGAGGTCTGTTTCCGATTTCCAGATGCCTTGAGGGTATGCGCTCGTGTTGGCAAACCAAATGGCTTTCTCAAATAAACACATTGCTCGTGGGTATCCTTGTAATCTGCTCCATGCGCCTTCAGACCAGTCTTCGGTTATGTCAGTAGATTCAAGCTCCCTTACGATGTCCACCGTAACCTCTGTAGCGCTAGTGAATCCCGTAATCTTGACGGCTCCTTCGATCAATACTGCTTCAGACCGTAGGGTTGCCTTAGCGTCTCCCACGCTACCGCCCATGTGATAGTATCGAGATTCATCATCTTGCGTAAATCTTACGTTGAAATTCTTACCGTCGCCATCTGTAGAATTATTAGAAGTATATGAACCCACCTCAGTCCACTCGGAAGCCGTATAAGTCGCAAGGTTCGGAGACTGAACTTGAGCCTTATAGACGATGACGGTTCCGCTCCATTTGCCAGATGTCTCTAGTGTCAGATTGCCTATTGCCTTAATAGCGTTTGTCACTCCAGAAGCGGTGACTTCAGAAGACTTGCGAAAGTGGCGAAGAACCCAATACGATCCTACATGAGCAGAGCTAAATGGAGTATGCCCACCCGCAGTCATGGTTGCCCCTGTGCCAGTCTTTGCGTCAACTTCAAGCAGTTGCCCCGCTTCGACATTCGGATCAAGCGCAGGAGGAAAGGCGAACTCGTATTCGCTGATCGTCCAGCTTGTGAGCCCAAATCGTATCATTTGCTGGACTGGATGCGCCCCATCGCAGAACCACATCACGTCATTCTTCTGTGCATAGTCTAAATTGTATAAGTCGGCTTCAGTGTAGATCGAAGCAATCTCGTAAACCTTTTCAGCCGTCCCTCCAGTTGCCTCGGCTGTCCACGCGCTACCATCAATGTCATTTCCATCGCGGTCTTGAATCTCGAATGTATCGGACGTAGAACTGGCAACCTTTACCCAGCGTTCGTTCATCTCTGGCATCTCGACAAATCCCTGCAAGTAAATCTCGTTTCCGTCACTGTAACCGTGACCCGTTGCAGTAGCTACGATTGGATTTGCAGCGCTCATACTGCCGATGCCAGTAGGAGCTTCACGGACTTGTTGACCGTTCACATGGAAGCGGACATACTCATGCCCCATCTCAAGCAACATCGTGTCAGATTTGCTGAAGCGGAAGCGAACAGGACGACAAATCTTATCGTCATATTTCGTTGGTGCTACGAGTTCAAACCCTTTGCGCTTGCTTACAGCTCCGTGAGGCCAGCTTATCACATTCCTTGCCTGCCTGCACGCGCTTGAATGCTTTTCGTGATCGACTCGACCGTAAACCTTGCGTGACCATTCACCAGCGTTTAGGTGATAAATATCTTTCCGTGATTTAGGCATCGTAGCTTACTCCAGTATTTCCGTTCGTTGTTTCGTTCGTGCTCTTGCGTCTTGTCGAACCTGTCCACCTTGAAGAGCGCTGAACCTTGTCGCGTGAGTTGTATCTACGGCTACTCTGAGCGGCCTTAGTGCTGGACTCTGAGGCTTTACGCTCGGACTGCACTAGAAGAGACTCAGCGCGTTCCTTATCGCCCCTGCGAGCATTCACGATCTTTGATGCCAGTAGTAATGCGAAGGCTTCGATAAACTCGGCTTCGTAGAGTGAGGTGTCAGTCTCGTATCGAATATAAACGATCTTCGCCTGCCCCTCGTCGGTAAGCAGGTTGCGACCTTCGATCTCATAAAAGTCGTCGTTGACCATGACTTCATCACCGTTGAAGCGAACCATCTCAACGTAGTCAGTTGGCAGGATAAACGAATGAGCGTATTCAAAGTCTGGAGACGCTGCATTCATTGCAAGACCTTTGCGGCCTTGAGCAAAGCGGGGGCGAACTCGGCCTAGCATCTCGCGGAGGGCTTGTTCGTAATGCAGCAGGACGGTTTCAGCCATCAGCTCGTCGGTTGTGTCCACATTGCCATTGAGAGACTGCTCTCGTGCGTGGCTAAGTGCTAGGTTGGCTATCTCGGTCTTGTTCATGTGATTCTGTTGTAAAAGTAAAAAGGCCGCAACCGTTTCCAGTTGCGGCCTAAACTAACCCATTATGAAAGCGAACTTAGTTCGCAGAGTTGATCGCCGTGTAGAAGTCAATCTTCTGGCCAGTGTAAGTGTTGCCTGTGACGGCTTTCACCTCGGCAACGATCCAGTATTCGTTCTGGACGGTTGGGACTGCTAAAGGACGTGCAGCGTAAACGCCGCCCCCCGCGAAGTCCACGCCATCAGCGAGGTTGTCACCGTCCACTTCTGCGCCGATACCACGGTCAGCAGCTACTTCGTAGATACCAACGTCAAGCCTCAGCTCGGAAGCAAAGGTTGCTTCAACGATGTCGGACAGGACAGGAAGGATTTCAGAGCCTCCCTGCACGATACGAACGCGAATCTTGTCGCCTGCTGCAAGTGCTCCTGCGCAAGTGAAGGTGTCAACTACGACGCGATGATCTGGCGTTCCACGAACCGTGGAAAGCTTGTTCTTCGCGGTGGGCGCATTCTGCACTGCGGCAGTTGCGGTTGTGAGTGTTAAGTCTGGCATAATATGTTTCTCCTATGTTTCTAGGCCTAAGATTTAGGCGGTTACGAGAGAGTTGATAGCCACGACAGCCTTCTCTTCGTTACGGTAAGCGCCCATTCGAGCGGTTGTGCGGATTTGTAATGCGTGACTGCGCTCTGGAAGCACATCAGCGTATGCGCGACGTTCGCCGTCTGCAAAGCGGATGTGATCCTTAGCCCATGCCAAGTTGCGAACGATGTCGCCACCTTGACCACCACCACCAGCCACTTGAGTCAAGCCTGTGTGGGAGACCCACTGGAAGCCCATCCAAGTCATGCCTTCCATGCTGCCTGCTGTGATTGCGCCAGCGATGACGTAATCAGAGCTTTTCACTTCTTCAGCGGTCAGCAGGAGGTTGTCTTCTGCTTCTGGATCGAAGGCAAAGCAGCGAGCTGCACGCTTTAGATCGTTGTCCTTGAAGAAGCGGTTAGCGCGGATGACTTGCTTGAGCGACAAGCCTGCATCAGTTGCTCCATCAGCGTAGTCGGAATCGACAACCTGAGTGAGCGCTTGAGTGCTCGTGCCTTCAGCACCAACGGTTGCGAGTCCTTCGACCGCTTCCTTGATCGTGCGGTCAACCTCGCGATTGTAGGCATCGACCTGTTGAGTCATGATGTCGGAATCTGGAAGAGCAATGTCTCCAAGGTTCTTTGCGTCCCACTCGTCAAGGACTTCAGCGAGGTCAACCTCGTGAGCCAAGAGCCAGCGGAAGAAGGTTTGACGCTCCGAGATGCGAGTCTTCTGAGCACGGCCTGTCTTGCGCTGCATATCCAGAATCTCGGACTGGTTGTAGCGCTTCTTGTAGCCATTTAGATCGACCTTCTTGACGAGTCCGTAGAAGTCAGAAACGCGACGTGCGATTCGTGCCTCCCATGTGGTCGAGAAATCTTCTCGGAAGTGTGCGGGTAAAGCTTTGTAAGCCATAGTATGTGTTCTCCTGTATTATTGATTAACGATTGTTGGATCGTCATCGGGTATCAGTCATTCGACTGGCCTACGACATACTGGAATCTCCCCCAGCAGGACGAAAGGCTTCAAGGCTGTAAACAGGTATCTTTCCGCTTCTCTCTGAAATCAACGTGCAACCTCGAAATGTTTCGGTCAAGGGATAAGGCCACAAAAAAGCCCCACCGATAAAGGTGAGGCTGTGTATGCAATGTTGCGTCGAGCTATACCGCTTCTGGGATAAGCGCTCTTTGTTGCGACATGTGTTGCTCGATCTCTCGAAGCGTAGGGCGGTTCGGCAAGCACTGGCTGTAGTTACGGGTTTCGTAGTCAACAGCCTTCTTCGACTCAAGTATAGGGTGTCCGTCTGCGTCCTTATCGAACTCCCATTCACAAGCGCACTTGATGCTGTATTCCAGCGTCCACTTGTGATTGCTCGTCTGCTTAGTCTTCGGCTCGTAGAGTTTCACGCCTTTAGGCAATTCGTCGTCAGTCGCGGAGTCTTCCTTGCGGGATACGCCGTGAGCACGAGGAGCGATTGTGCGAGTCACTTTGTAGCCGATACGCTGAGCTGCATCCTTGACGGCTTTAATCGTCTCGATGTCGCCAGTGTAAGTGCCAGACAGTATCTTGCTCACAGTGTTGCGGTGAACGCCTCCACACGCTTCTGAAACGTCCGCTAGGGTTGCTTTCTTAGTGGTATCCATTATCGACCACCTCCAAGCGCATCAGACAGATTCATCAAGCGGTTGAACTCAGCTTGCGCCTTCTTCTGGCGTGCTGGGTCTTCGCTGTTGAAGTCCGCATTGAACGGATTGGCTGGATCGGCCTTGATCGCCTTCGCCTGTTCCTTGTAGGAGCCAGCATTGTTGCCAGCCTTATCGCGATTAGCCTCACGGCTCACAGTGTCCTCAGAGATGAGTTGCGTCATGCGCTGCCCTGCCTTGAGGATTTCTGGATAGCCGATCTTCAAGTCGGAGATGTTGCCCGACTCTGGAACCTGTATTCCGAGCGCTGCAAGCCCCTTCAAGCCCTCTTGACTGATTGCGGGTAGATCGTTACCGAACGCCTCGGCAAGCTGCTTGTTCACATCGTCGATGCGAGCCTGCTCTTGTTGTGGAGCCTTGGCAATCTCAGCCTCGAAGCCTGCCACTTGATGCGCGGCTAATGCCTTCACGAGTTCGGGCGATGCGTTGTGCTTGTGCAATATGCCCAGCAGCGCGTCTGTGCCTTCTTGATCCCAGACTTCATCGGGAATGTTTTCTGGCTTTTGAACACCGTAGCCATCGACCGCATCTGGAACACCGAAGTATTCTTTAACCATCGTGTTGTGACGGTGAACCTCGGTGTCATCCGCATCAGCGGATAAGCGTTCAAGCCCTTTGCTGGATGCCGTAGCACGTAGATGCTGGATGCCCTTGTAAAGCTCGGCCTCACTTGGATACTTCTCGATCAGCGAGCGAATAGACTTAGCATCTTCGGGAAGAGCTTCGACTGCCTCACGGTTGACCCCAGATTCGTTGTAGAACGATCCGAACGGTGTAGAAGTGGTAGAGGGCTCAACGGGAGCGACTGGCTCCACTGGTGTTATTTCTTCAACCATTATTTCGCACTCCCTTCTGCTTTAGCTGAATCATCTGGCTCTTTAGCTTTCAGTGCTTCGGCGCGTTGGGCTTTTTCCGCTTGGCGTGCTGGGTTGCCTGTTCTGCGGTCGGATATTCTTTTATTCAATCTACTCATGGGTTGTTTCCTCTTACTTTGTTACTGTTGGTTTCGCTACTTGGACTACAGGCTCGCGCTTGATGTCCGTTAGAAATGCTCTTGCTAGAGCGCGTTCGCCTTCACGCATAGCTGCATGAGTGGCATCGTATTCAAACGTGCGCGGATTCTGCTGAAAGGTCTGCTGGTCGATAATCTTCTCCAGCATCTCTACAACGTGCTTCTGCGACGTGTTGCGGTCAGCATCATCACGCCCGAACACCCTGTGAAGGTGCTGAGTGTGGATGTCTGCCTGTTTCTCAGCCTCGGTGGGCTGGCGTTCGTTTTCTTTGGGTTGTTTCTCTGACATAAGTTCTTACACGTCGATAGCATCTGCGAACTCTTTACGTGCTCCCGCTGGGACTTGCCCTAGATTGCGAGCTGCTTCTGATCCCTGCTTAGCCATCTCCATTGCCTGCTGTTGCTCGGCCTGCTGTTGACGTGCTGCTCTGATCTCATTGCGCTGCTTCTCTGGTCGCTTGTATTCTGTAGGCAGTGAATTGTTGTCGCCGAACCCGCGCATCATTGCATCAAGGTTGTAGTTATCATAAAGCAACATTGGATCAACCTCAAGCAAGAATGCAACCTGCTGCAAGAAGTCCAGAGTGCTCTTATTTTCGAGTGCTCGCATTGCTCGTGCGATCTTGGAAACGTAAGTCGGCCTCGGTTCTGGAATGGATAGCTCACCATTCGATTCGACGATCACCTCTGGTGGAACAGGAGGGAAGCGACCATCACGAAACGCCATCTTGAACATGCGCTGTAATAGCGTGTCTAGCGTCTCGCTCGTAAAGCGTGCAAAGGTAGGACGGAAGTTCACGAGCTTTTCCTGCACAAGCTCAAGAACTTCGGTTGCAGTCATGGTCTTCGTGCGCTCTGCTAGCGCTTTGAATAGATCGACGTGGTATGCGTCCTTAATCATTTCACGGAAGTCAGTCACGAGGTCTTTGCCTTCAGCATAACCACGAGGTTCGCCCCATACCTGCGGAGCATTAGCAGAGGAGTCTGGATAGACTGTAACGCCTCCAGCTTCCCACTGGATCACGTCCTTGAGCGTGTCAGGAACCATCGTGCGAGGCCATACCGAAATCTCACCAATAGTCACCAGTGATTTCATGATGTCCTGCAACGTGCGCACTGAAGGCATAATGAGAATCGCTGGACTCCAACCGAACTCTTCATCTCCCCATTGTGCGAATCGTGAACCAACGAACGGTTGCTCATCGTATCCAGACTCGTAGAGAACATGCTTTGCCTTCTCTTCGACCCAGACCGATTCAAACTCCTTGTTCAGTGCGTCAATCTTACCTGCTTCACGAGCTTTGAGCGGACGTGGGGCAACCTTACGCCAGAGCTTGAACTTCTCTTTGGCTTTGCGGCTATCGTCCTTGTAAGCGTCCATAACGTCCGAGCTGACGTTATCCTCTCCGAACTTGTCCACGATCTTCTTAGCTGTCCAATCGTAGCAGTAGAACATCGTGTCGATGTATCCGTCGTCATTAGACTGCGGAAAGAACTTGCCGACTTGAGTAGTGGCGAAGCTGTAGAGCGTTCCGTTCTTGCCCTGCTCCAAGTCGATGTTCGCAGTGCCGAACGTGTTGCGGTCTTGAAGGTGTTCTTGAATCTTCAGCGCCCAATTGGACTCGTTGATGAGCTCAAGGACGATTTCAGCGCATTTGTGATACCAGTCTTTAGCAATAGGATTCGATACGCCATCCTTCTTTGGAGCCTCGAAGTCGAAGAACTCGCCACTCAGCATGTAGTCATAGCAACCTGCTGTGAACGTCTGCGCTGCATGGACTGCGGTCGTGTCGAAGATACCCTCCGTCCACCCTGCGGTGTCTGGAGTCTTGAGCGTGTTGATAGCGCTATTCTGCGGAATGTAGTAATCCCCGATAGCGCGGTGCAGCGTTGCCCACATTCCATCATAGTGAGACTTCGCGGCCTTCGCTTCGTCGATCACCACGGACGCATTTGCTTTGGTAGAGTTGCGCATATTATCCAAGGACGTTTTCAGAACCGAAGTCATTGCCTCCAGAGAACACCGTTTGCTGGCGCTTCTTACGCTTGATCTCGTCTTGCTGGCTTGATCGTGCTGCTTGCGCTGTGTCGGCCTCGGTTGGCGTTGCAATTGGCGCTGCTTTAGGTGGTGGTTTTGGTTTTGATCCTTTGCCCATGTGATAATCTCCTAATTCGTTCGTTACTGAAGACTCGAAGACAGTAGCTATCGAGCCTGTAATAGATTACCCACGGTAAATCTAAAGGTTGCACTGTCCATAGTGAAGCGAGTGCATTACCAGCCGCCATGTAAACGAACCACGCATTGCAATGTTGCAACGGGAACTCGAAGTTCGGGTCAATCAACTCGCACTCTGGCGCGTCCTTGACGACTGGACGGGCGCAAATGAAATACTCTGTAGTGCTCACGCAGTAACCTTGCCCGAGGTGAGCGTTAATCATCTCGTCCCACGGATACGGAGGCTCACACGCCTCGTATGCGGCTTTAGCTTTCCAGATTGGGGCTATCATCTCCTGCGCCTACCCATGCTCACCTGTGGCTTTGTAGGCAGTCCTTGGAGGCTTGTGATTGCAGTCCTGTCAACGAGCAAGCCTAAGTGCATTGCTTGATGAGCATAACCAAAACATGTGCAGTAGTGTGATGCCCAATTATGAACAGGAACCTCCTTGACTGATTGATTATCTCGTTCCATTGCGCAGTGCCAAGCTTCAGCGGAACCAATCAAGCCCACATCGTCCTCTCCGTTCTTTTCGATAAGACCATCAATCGAGAACTCGCATCGCCCGAACTGCATCTGTGCGATCTTAACGTTATCCCATACATCCATTGGCTTCGGAAGCGGCGGGGCAACAGACTGCATCCCCATTTGCTGGAAGATCGGATACCACAGTGTCTTTCCGTCATGCGGAAGGAAAATCCCGCCATACCTGTAAGGCTTTTCCGATAACCACTTGCCCCAGTCTTTAGGAGTTTGAATTTCACTTCCTCCAGACTTCCCCTCTAGGAATAGTATTCTATCTCCAACAGGCTGAAAGATTAAGCATTTAGTATTTTCAGCGGCTCCTAAGTCGAATACTGCGTAAGTTGGAACCTGCTCATGCCAGCGTATATTATTACTGATACGGCCTTCAGCCCTAGCCTTATCAATCATAGGTGCATAAATCTGACCATCATCACGAACAGACCACATCTCTTCGAGTGTAGACGGATATTCGCGCTTCATAAGTGCTCCCTGTCTAGTGGTCTTCTCGACGTAATACCAAAGCTTTTGACCTGCCGTTAATTCAATACCATCTGCCGCTAATAAATCAAAATACTCATTATGCTCCTTGTCGATACGATCAGGCGAGCCTTCTAGCGTGTAGTTAGGTTCCAGCCACCAAGCAAAGAACAACACTGTCCAATCCCGTTTAGTCCTAAGCTCTTCACTAACCTCCAACCCGCTGCGGATAATACCATACCAGTCGCCCGCCTTACCGCCCTTGTAAGTGCTTTCAACGAAGCATACGGCATTACTGCCTGATGCGGACGGAATAGCACCAGACATTATCTCTTCAGACCTTCTAGGGTCTTCGTATGCTATCGGGCCAAGCTCTGAAATGTGGACAAGCTGATTCGTTCCACCGCGAGCATTCTTCCCAGCGGAAACGCTTGAATCGTTCGACCACGCCATTTCGCTGTTACGATTCGTAATAAGCCCTGCACCTATCTTCAACTCATGATCGAGGTTATTAAACGCAAACTTGACCTTAGCTAACTTTTCCTCCGCATCGTCTCTGGACTGGTCAACGATAGAACATTGCTGACCTTCATCCCAGTAGGATTTGTCGAACGCAATTAAAGCAATAAGAGTGCTAAATCCAAGCTGCCTTGCTTTTGGAATAGCAAGCCACTGCCTACCGAGAATGAAAACGTAATAAAGAACGACTCGCTGAGGCCAATTAGGGATAAATGGTTCGGCAGAACCGCCTTCCTTTATCTGAATGCTGTAAAGGTTGCAGATACGAAAAAGAGCGTCACTCACGCAACGCTCCTCGAACTGCTCGTCAGTCATGCCGTCAGTCACGGCATAGTCTGCGAGGTCAATAGATGGGTAGTCAGTCTTCATTACGCATCGTCTTATGCCACAATTGATAGTCATGGCGAGGCGAATCTAACTCATCGCTTCAGATTGAACCTTTGATCCATCGCCCTTAATAGGCTACAAAATGCTACTGAGTTAGGAGCGCCAAAAGACTCCTTCCCTTTATGCAAAACCGTATCCGTGTCACCAAAATGAACAATAACCCCAGATGCAGCATATAAGCTGAGGCCGATTGCGAGTCTCTGCGAACGGTCTAAATCCTCTATTTTAGTCGTCATTAGATCGACGTAAACAGACTGTAATTCTTTGGGGCAAATTCTGTCCCACGCTTTTTTTTCTGATGCTTTCATAATTTTGATTTCGTTGATGTTGTTGATGTTGCGGGATTCCCGCATAGATTGCGCTTGACGGATTCGTTTCGCTGTTTATTGCGAGGAGGCACGAGCGAGCATGTTAGGGCTGCTTCAGCCAGCGCGATGTAGCGGCATGCGATAAGCCACTCTCGATAGTATTCGTCCTGCGTCATTTGCTACGTCCTTTTTTCCTGATGCGGTCAACAAGCGATCCTGAGACCTCCTGCTTTTCGGGCTCGTAGAAACCGCTTATCTTGCTGACTTCCCGAAGCGCTCCTGTTGCCTCTGACCCGCTAGACTGAGAGAAGCGCCCTCCACCACTGGCAATCTGTGCGAGCGTCTTCAACACGTCCTCTCGGGTCATCACTGCGTTACTGGACTGCTTCTTCCTGCAAAGACTGATGTATTGACTTACTTTTACATTATTCAGCGCGTGGCTCGTAGCGGACTCGGAAGCATACTCAGCAATCTTTCCAGCCTCCCACGGCCTCTCGCCGTCGAGGATCGCCTCACACAGCTTGAACTGCTTCGTGGTCATGGAATCGCGTAGCTCGGCTATGCGGGAGTCGTCGGTAATATTACTCATTGGTTAAATCCTCCCAGAATGTTGACTCATCGGTTGGCGTTGTCGAGCGTGTAACTAGCCGCTATCCGCAACTGCGTTCCTTGTGCGGAAGCTCTATATTCTCGAAATAAAAATGAGTCTCGCAATTATTACACCAGTCATTCCAAGCGCCCTCGATCTCCTCGGTGTCATCACAGCCGCAACCGGGGCATACGTGTCGAGAGCCAGTCGAGCGGATCAATTCCGAAGCCGCTGGTGAATTTGTGGCATCAGGTGCCGATTGTTGATTTTGATTATCCATAATTTTATCTCCGATCCTATTCGGAATTATCCCTCTCTACGTTCTGGCAATTAAACCTACGGGCTTTCCCTTTGTGCGAAGCAAGCAAACCATCTTGCCCACATCGTAGTTGACCTAGTGCGTTACCAATGGCCATTTCAGCGTCTTCCACGGTGAACAAGATTTGCCCATCCAGTAGCCAGCCGCAGACATATTCCGCTATCTCAAATTGAGAGAATCGCGGTTGATTTCGGCGAGGCTCAGAACCAATCGGTTGTATCAATTCCTTTCGTTCATTCTTCACTTCAGTCATTATACACCCCCACGTTCGCAGAAGAAACTTCGCGTAGGTGATACCACTGGTCTTCCATCCGTTTCGTTCGCCCTCCTCCGTCTAGGATATGGCTACAAAGCTCGCAGGAATCTTCTTCTTCTCTGTCGATCATCGTTTGCCTTAGTTCGTCGGGACTAGGTTTCTTGTGGAACCACGCGATGAAGTATTCCCCCATCTGGTCATAGTGATTGTATTCGGTAGTTAGTATATATGCTTTCATGGTATCAAAAAAAATGCGAACAACGGGATGCACGTCAATTCCGCTATCGCTCATGAGTGATCCTTTCCGTTATCCAAAAGAATTAATGATCGCTCGCGCCTGATCGAACTTCTCTTTTTCGAGCAGTCCAGCGGCAAGTATGATCTCTTCAATCTTCCAACAATCTCGGAGTTGCTTCGTTAGTTTGGCGATGCGCTCGTCCTTGGCATCAAGGTCGGCGTATGCTTTTTGTAGTTCTTCGGCTTTGGTCATAATCGTAAATGGATAACAAGTCGCGGATGTCCAATCCTCATTCTTCGGATTGCATCGCTTCGACGTTCTCCCGCATTGCCAGAATCCCAGCGAGCGCCTTACGTCGAGTGTTCGCCTTACGCTTCGAGTCGGCCTTAACGTGCTTAACAAAGCTCTGGTAGTCCTTGTCCTCAAACCTGTCCGACTCTGGGACTTCGGCTCGATAGCTAGCGCCTAATCCAAGTTCATTTCTGTGCTTTGGCTGTGTCATTATTTCCGACCTCCCTTTTCGTAGAAATTGACTAAATGTAGCAAAGCGCCACCCATTGCCGAAGCAATAAAGATGACGCTTGCGCATAAGATTGTTGAGGCGGCGATCCCCACTATACAAGAGCCTCCAAAGCTTCAGTTAACTCGTCTTGATCGTCGTCAAGCTGCTCGATCTCTTCGATGACCAACTGGAGCTCTGTGTAGAGTTCTTGAGATACCTCGTTATATGTGATCCAGTATGCGAGCTGCACGAAGCGATTAGCCATCGTCTTTACTTCGCCAAATCCTCCGGAATCTTCGACCGACTGTTCGGCTTGATCGCGTTGCTCGCTTGATGTGCGGCTGTATAGCGATTCCGCTTTGGCATAGTAGATTACGTCCGCGCTGCTGTCAGCATATTCGTGTGCATAATCACTTACGCAATCTGCACCTGAGTCCAAGAAGTCCTGAAACTCACTGCTTATGTTGATGTTTAATTCTTCGATTTTTTCGATGATGTTCATGATTTTGATGTGTTTGATGTGGTTTATTTTCAGACGCGACGTGCGCCGATATGATGAAATTACCATTACTCTGTTTCCACCTTGTTCCAGCCAATGTCCGATACTTCTCTGGTTCCAACGTGCGCAACCCATTGCTTATTATATACGCCTGCATCAACGATGCCATTTATACGCTCACGAGTAGTAACAGTGTTCCATCCTGCTAGCGTCCATTCGATGCTACCATCCTCGGTAGTGCGGATGATCTTGTTTCCGTGGAGCCAAACGGATTCACCGTCCGTGCGAGTGTTGCCCACTGAGAGGCTACGACCTGCGTGAAATGCTGCTGCGATTTGTGATGTTATTTTTTTCATGTGATGTATTGTTCGATGTTGATGTGATGTCGTGTTGACGACCCCAACATGCAGATACTTTAGTAGGTGTCAAGCAAAACCTACTAAAGTATCAATAATTCTTTTTCTTTGGACTACCATGCTCACTCATGCAATCGAACCCAGTGCTTTTTGCTATAAAGCTGGCTATGCCCATACACTCAATTCGATCCTCCATCGGCATAATGCGGACGGCTCCATCTGGCAGCTTCTGCGGTTGATGGTCTGGTAGTTCGAGAATTTCAAACGTCACCTTGCCGTTGGCAATACGCTTGACCTCCACCTTGTTGTCTTGGCTGTCGTGCCAGATTCCCCCTACCCTCAGTTTTTTTCTGCGTTCTGATAATGTGCTCATATTTTCGCTGGCTCTGGCTTGAAGTTTAATGCTTCTATAGCGTATCCGTTAGACAAGGCATAGGCATAATAGAGGTCTTCAAAAAGATTCAAGTTGGTATTTCGTGCTCATTCCGTAGCACAAGATATGCACAGCGTCAGCAGCGTTGTCATCGACGACATCCAAGCCCTTGAATTTCTGCTTCAATGCGTGCTCCATATCTTCTTTCTGCGCCCTTCCGCTACCAGTCGCATACTTCTTTATGGTCGTAGCTGCGTAACCCTCCAGAGGGATACTGAGGCGTGCGCAACAAGCCTGCATCAATGCTCTGTATCCGTAGGCGGCGGCTGCTGCATCTCGGCTCTGGTATTTACCAGCGGGAGCCTCGTAAAAAACAATGTCTGGTTGCTGTTCCTTGAGCAGCTTCCAAAACCATATTTCCATACGGCTGAATCTGATCCCAGAATGTTCGTCCTCTTTGGTTTTACGGCCTTTCCTTCGCTGGAAATGCTCTGTTCCAGCTTCAAGGATTCCATTGTCTAGGGTTGCCCATCCGAACCTTTCCGCTGGATCGCAAGCGAGGATACGGTGATGCTTCGGAAATGATGTCGATATTTTGTTCATGTGATGTTTGATGTTTGATGTTACGGTCTTTTAGTGATGCCTTTTTTCATTGCGGCTCGGACTGACTTGTAGTTTGAAAAGCTGATTCCCACGATGTCGCAAGCATCGACTATCGTGATGCCTCTATCTTTTGCTGTAGAGCGGACTAAGTCGGACTGTCTGACTCGCTCGGCAAATGGTAGAGGCGACGTAGACTTCTTCGCTTGCGGCAACTGTGAGTCATGCAGGTTTGTTTCGTCCTCCGTCATCGGCCTGCATGTGATCCCCAACTCGGTAAGCCTCTGCATTGACCGCTTAATTGATTCTTGAAATTCTGGTGTCATTCTTGCCCTCTCGCTTTGGTGTGTTTTGCTACGTCCTCGTCAGCCTCGCTAAACGAATGATAAATCTGGCCGTGATTTCCTAGCATTTTAATCTTAATCCTAGCGCCTGTCCTACCCTCTACTTCGATGTCAAAGTCTGGCAGGTTGTGTCGATTATCTCTCCCTAGTGGAGTCATACTGCGAATCTTGCCAGCAGCACGAATCAAGGTCGGATGGTCGAACGCAATCGGCATATCAACATCAACGCCCTTTTCGCATAGCATCACAGCTTTGTCGTATGCCCATATTCTAGGCTCTGCTGGGATCGGTGGTATCTCTACCTCAATTTTAGGTTTGCGAGCCATTAGCGGTCATCTGGTTGCGGTAGCGCAATTCCCTGCTCGGACACGTCGCGCTCTATGCAGTTCATATATTCACTAAACTGCTTTGTCGTCAATACTGAGGTGCTGGTCAGAAACATAATCTGTGAGCGCATAGCTTCTGCTATCTCATGGGCTCCATCGGCTCTGACCTTTTTAACCTGCATCGACATTTCGGAATACTTCGGATCGTCGCGAACTAGGATGCGAGCAAGGAATTTCCCCTTGTAGTGCTCGTGCAAGCTTTCTCGGTCTTGTCCAGTCTCCATTTCGATGACTGTGAGCCATTTCCAATAGAGCGAGTTCTGCTCTCGTGAGCGGTTTCGCTTGTATAGGCGAATAATGATTTCGAGCTGATTCTTTTCATCGACTCCAATCATGTTTGTGAGGATTCTGATCGCTTGATTTACGCGCTCTTGATTGTAAGCGACGATGCGGAAGTCTTTTCGTGATGTGGTCATATTAAAACTTTCCGTCGAAATTACCTGCATCGAAATCAACTGTCTTATACTCGCCACGGATGCGACGAATAATGGCTTGAACACGTTGCTGATCGGCCTTGGTAGCGTTTCCAAACTTTTCCGAGTCAGCTTCTATATCACGAGCTAATAGGTTAGTCGTTAATATCGTCGTCTTGCCCTCGCGTAGCCTCGCATCAATCAATCCCTTTAGGAACTTCGTGCAACCCTCTAGCGAGCTTCCAGACGTGAGGAAATCGTCAATTCCAACAATGTCTGGTGTTTCAAACCTGTCTCTCAATTTAGACACGTTCAATTCACGGTAGTCACGATCCAATGCCTTATCGAGATGGTCTGCCCACAGGACATCAATCGACTTGCCATTCAAAAAAGCCAACTTGAGGCGGTGCATCATTGCTCGCGTCTTGCACGATCCAGATGCTCCGCAAAAAACTAGGTTCTGAGTGTATTCTTTGTAACCAGCCACGACCGTCCAGATACGCGAAAAGTCTTCATGCTTCAAATCGGTGTCGCGATATAGCTTAGGGCAGAACTTATTCCAGAACTTCTTCATGGATTCTATCTTTCGATCATATTCGGCCTTCTCAACACACTTATCACAGCACAAGGAATGCGCATACGCTTTCACCACACTGCCTATCGGAGTTTCGCAAATCCTGCAATTCGATTCAACCTCAGTATCTAGGTCTAAACCATGATTTCCAATGGCAACTCCGATACTAACTGGAGAATTTGAGTCGATGTAAGTTTCTTTGTTTTGATGTTCCATTGATGACTGATGTTTAAAATTTTGAGCGTTATTTTGCTAGCTATTTGTTGGTATGCGCTCCCCACCAACGAGCCATTATCTAGGCTGATTATTTTGCCGCTGGCTTTTTCTTGCGGCTGGCACGAGTTGGCTTCTTCGGTTGAGTGGACTCATCCTTATTCGATTCCTCGGCAGGATCGCTCAGATTAAGTTCATCGCCCTCTTTAGGGTCTGCTCCCGTATTGGACTTCTCTACGCCCTCAAGGGTCATTTGCAGGCGATCCCCGTTGATGTATGCTTCGACAGCCTCGATAGCCAGAACGCACTGTGACGCTTGCTCTAGGCTTACTGCACGAGGGACATCGTCCTCTCCGTTTTCTGGAGGGTCGATGCGAAACGCTGGAGTCGAGTATTCTTTCGTGACCTCTGGTTGCTTGAATCCCTTTCGGAACTTGACGACCATTGAGCGAACACCCGCCTCGGTTCGCTTCACGGAAAAGTCGATGACCTTGACGGTTTCCATCCACTTGCTTGTCACGCCCATGATGATCTGCACGCATTCATTCAAATCTTGAATGCAGGTGTCAAACACTGGCAGAGGCGCTTCTTTGAACTTGTGTGACTGCTCTTCGTAGTCGCCTTGAGAATTTCTAGTTTCCCAAGTTGGCTCGATGAAAGTCGGTTTGATTGTTACTGATTTTAGACGCATAATTTTACTGGTTGATGTTGTGCTTTCTGTCTTTGACGACAGGAGAGTATTTGCTACGAGACGGACGTGGAAACTTTTTTCGACCTCGGGAATGAATTGAGTTCGGTATGCCCGAACTTGGAAAACGAAGGAAGTAAGGAAGTGGATTCATAATATAATTAGTTTGATTGATTCGGAGATAATGTATGCCCACGCCCAGAGCGTAAGCGGGATGGCGATTGCCAGTATAAAAACAAGAGCCGTCTTTGTGCGACGAACGGCTGGCTTGGAGTTCTCACGTAGCACTGTGATTTGACGGAGGATCGAGCGGTAGCGCTTACTGTCCATCGGGTCATGCTTGAAAGTAATGCAGAGCTGTCGCTCTTCTTCCGCTTGGTATAACAGTCGTTCGATACTCATAACCCGACGACCTTATTTATTTCTACGAGCGCCATCACGTCTTGACGCAAGTAATCGTGAAAAAGTTGATACTCAGAATCGAAGATGTCATAAGGAAGCTTGCCATCGAGATCGACCTTCAATGGCATTCCTAGGTGCGCCAGTGCTCCGTTAAGCGAAGCATAGCGCTCGTCAGAGCCTATACACCAGTGCTGCATCAAATCCTTGTATCGAGCATTTAAGAAGCTGCGACCACGGTAGTTCTCAAGAGCGGTAGGTGGAATCTTAACGCGATTCGCCCAGCTTCGCTTTATCAAAAATGGCAGGTCGAAGTTGTTAAGGTTCCATCCTATCACATCCGTAGTCATTGCGCCGTGGGCTGCGATTCTAGCCCAGAGTTCTTGAATCATGAATTTCTCAGATACGCATAAGCATTCATCGCCAGCGTTATACTCCTCAGTTTCTTCGTCGTAAAAACCGTATGCCTGTATGGTTCCAGTAAACGGACTCAGCGCTGCTTTCTCGATGAATGCGGCCTGTTTTTTAGCGATGTCCGCTGCGATCTTAGCAGGGTCTTTGATGTTCTTTGCGGCCTCGAACTTTGGCATAATTGCTTCAAGTTCTGCTAGCGGTTTTGGTTTCGTTTCTAGGTCGATATATTTACTCATAATGATGTGTCTTTGATGTTATTTTAGTTAATGCAGTGTAAGGTGCTGCGCCCTGTAGATATCATCTTAGAACGGAACCTCCTCGTCGAGCACAACATCGTCAGCATCAAAATCCTGCTGTCGATCATCCTTCGGTTGCTGCTTTCTAGCCTCGCCTAGACGTTCCAGCTTCCAGACGTTGTTCGAGCCGAACCAGCGATCTTTCCAAGCACGACCGCGCAGGTCGAACGTGACAGTTACCTTGTCGCCCTTGCGGATGCCTTTGCTGTCTAGCAGGTCACACGCTTTGTTTGCGCACTCAAACGGTATCTGCTGTGGATACTTGTCGGCCTCGTCGTCAAGCACGAGGAGGCGCTTGTAGAACTTGTCCGTGATGTCTTCGCGTGGTGTCACTTCGACGACTTTTCCTGTAAATTCGTAGCTCATATTATGATCCTTGTGTTTGTTTGGTGTCGAAGTTTTCCTTCGATGAAAGCGGCTCGTCTTTACGTTCCGCAAAATTCTGCGACTCTACGATAGCTGATTCGAGACGCTTCTTAGCAAGCTCGTGATCCAAGATGCACGAATCAATGAACTTCAAGACAGCTTGAAGCGCCTTAGTATCGCCTTCACCAGCGACATCGCCTAAGCTCTTGCCCTTGTGCGGTTCTTTGGATGACGGAAACGGGACTTCAAACCACTTAGCTTCTGGATCAGTTTCGAGTGCTTCAGCGATCTTCTGCTGTGCTGACTTCTTTGGCGCTGGCTTGCCCTCGTTGGTGTTATCACGAGTATCAGCATCCTTTGTGTCGTCGATGGCAAATAGGCCGTTTAAGGCGTATTTACGTGCATAGGATGATGCGGCTCCTGTCACCTGCGCTTCGTCCATCCCTTTTTTAGACAGAGCTTCACGAGCAAATGCGTTTACTTCCCAACTCTTGTCACCCTCGCAGTCGGACAATTTAGCCGTGGCCTTGACGTAGACCCGATCCCCAACACAAACAATGTCGTCGGAGATGACCAGCGAGCACGAGTGCTTCTGTAATAATGGCTTCAGAGCTTCAAGGATGCTTTCGCAGCTTCGGTATTTGTAGCCTCCAAAAGAATTATTTAAGTCCTTCGGTGCTTTAAGTTCATTTTGTATTAATATGAGTTTCATGATGATTTCGATGGTTAGATTGTCGTATTAAATCGACGGTTGACGTGATTCTTGTAGTGCTCGATTGCGCTGTCCATGACAACGCCCTCGGAGCGAGATTCAGTGATGCCCTTGATAGCCTTGATAGCCTCCAAGTTTTCGGGCTTCACCATACAGCCTAAACGGACTCGCTTTGATGGCTCAGTTTTAACTTCAGTTTTATTGCTCATTATTCGTGGTGATTATTCGTGGTGATTAACGCGACGTGGCGTGTTGTGAAATCGGCCTTCCGCTTCCTTTTCGGCAGTGGACTGGCTCGATGGTGATTGCTCGATAAACGCAGGCTTGCCATGTAGCCATTGAGCTACGTTTGCAGACTTGTAGCCTAGCACTATTTCGCCTTCCGCTTGGTCGGCCTTTAGAGAGTATGCTAGATGCTCGGAAGCGATACTGTAAGCGGTGTGAACACCAAACTGTAACGCCTCGCGATAAGAGTCGCCGCTTTCCTTGTGCTTGTTCGCTTCGATCAAAGCTTCGTTTGACCATTTTTGAAATGCTTCGATAGCATGGATTACTTTTTTCATGATGATGATGTGATGGTTGATGTGATGGTTGATGTGATTAAGTGGAGTGGGTTTCGTGACATCCGTTACGCCAGCGTGTCAGTGCTGACTTCCAAAAGTGGCGATTCACAAATAAGATCACAGACCTTAGTAGGTGTCAAGCAACTTACTAAAGTTTCTGAAAATAATTATTCAGACCACCCTTAACCATTGAAACCCTGCATCTAAATGCCATCTATCAGCAGTGCAGCTTGGTGATGCTTGCTGTGATTCATAATGATGATGTTTGATGGAAGCCCTACCGATTTCGATTGGTAGGGCTTTTTTCATTTAGGGCTTGACCTGCGTGCTGAACGGGTAATTGATGCTCTTAATTCACTTGGTCGCACTTGTGTAGAATCTTAACTTTTGCGCTGGAATGATAACTTCCCCAGCAAATTTAAGCCCTTACGAATGCGACCTCGTAAGGGCTTTTTTTTGGCCCTGACCGAAGGGACAGGCAACGACTTGAGGGAGTTTTCAGCGTGACAACTGACTAGCCCTCGCCACTGGTGCAGTCAGCTATGCAAAATGATGGCTGCTTAATATGGATCGCTCGATTTACTGAGCGTGTGAACTCTCCTGCCACCATGCCTATTCATCGGAAACTGAAGCCAGCATCGGGGAGAGTAGCGAAAGGTCATCCCCTGTTATTTCAAGGATACTCTACGTGCATTGTTTTCCTCTATCAGTTCTATGGGGTAGGGGGAAACTGTGCCGTAGCCACCACAGCAGTCATTTCAATTAAGGATAAACGATAACCTAAGACACCATGAAATTATATATCATACAGGCAAACGAGTATTTCAAAGTAGGCATCAGTGTTAATTAGCAAAAGGAATTTGAGATATATAATGACTGCGGGGATCGGTATAACTAAAAATGGCGTAAGGCTACTAGGAATGAGTTATCCACTTAAAAGTGAATGGATGAAAAATGTCTCAAGTATGGAGGTGGACAAGAATAAGTTCCTAGCCTTAGCGGAAGTAGCACGAACCAAGTAGACTTTAGTAAGTCCAAGCTTGACACCTACTAAAGTCTACGCAATCTGAATCACGGCAATCACGCCACATCAACCAACATCATCATTATGAAAACATACACACCATCCGAACTCACAGAAATCATCCGCAAGCATCACTTATACTTAGAACACGAAAAAGGCGGTGAACGTGCTAACCTCCGCTATGCTGACCTCCGCTTTGCTGACCTCCGCTATGCTAACCTCCGCTCTGCTGACCTCAGCTATGCTAACCTCAGCTCTGCTAACCTCAGCTTTGCTAACCTCAGCTATGCTAACCTCAGCTCTGCTGACCTCAGCTATGCTAACCTCAGCTTTGCTGACCTCAGCTCTGCTGACCTCAGCTCTGCTGACCTCAGCTATGCTTCGGCTGGAAATAACATTGAAGTTAAAACGCTACAACTCGGAAAATACTACACTGTCATCAGCGCGTATAAGGTGCGTGTCGGTTGCCAGTCACACACGCTCGAAGAATGGAAAGGTTTCGATGATCGCGCCATACTAGAAATGGACGGTAAAGACGGACTGATCTGGTGGAAACAATGGCGTGACGTTATTTTTCAAGTCGCTGCAACTATCCCTACGCCCGAAGTTAAATAATCAACACATCATATCCCATAACTATGAAAGACCGATACACAAGACAATGGATCACCGACAACAGCATCGAAATCGTATCCCAATACGAGGACGGCGAACTAACTATTCGTGCGCTACACTATCAGCTCGTGGCTATCGGGATGACTAACACCCTCCAGCACTATAAGCGAGTAGTCGGAGCAATGATCGCCTCAAGACGCGACGGAATCATTGGCTACTCTAAGTTTTCTGACCACCGACCGCGAGGCCATTGGCGAAACAGAATGGGAGCCAGTCAAACTCGAAGCAGAGATAAGCAAAGGGAAGCGTCAGATTGCCCTCTGGATGGAGAGCTATAATCGAAACCGATGGGAAAACCAAGAAAACTACGTCGAAGTATGGATCGAGAAGAAAGCCCTGCAAGGTGTGTTCGCTCCGATCTGCGCTGCCAATGACGTTGCCCTCTGCCCATGCAAAGGCCGTTAATGAAACCCTGTCTAAAAGGCAGAAGAGCTTCATCCTTAGATCAGTAGTGACCTATACTGATGAGTAAACCCTAAAGCTCCAGCTCTTCCGTCCAATCATCGAAGCCCTGCATAATCAAGTGCAGGGCTTCTTTGTGCTTAAATGCCCCGCTATGCCCTAGCTTGCGCAGTCCTAGCTTCTCGTATGCGACGTTCCAGTAAACGGCCTTCTGGATTCCATTGTGTCCAAGCCTGCCCATACTACCCCACTTATGGAACGGCAA